TCCTTTTGAGTCGACAAAGTTTGAAGAGTTACGCTCTACGCACTCTGCGCCCGAGCTATTAAAAGCCTATAATCTAATTTATTTTGGCGATGACTATGATGGAATTGACTGGGGATCATATCAAGAGGCTTATAAAGAGCTTGAAGCTGCTGGTGCCCTCGACGAAGTTGCAGTCCCAGGAATTTCAGATGAGCGTCGGCATAAATTACAAGAAAAGTGGGGTTTCAACTATGACGATGAAGCCTTAAATTATTTAGAAAATTTATATGATGGACTTTTATTAACTCAAAATATTAATGGCGCTTTACAAGGTGACCAGGCATTAAAGATATGTAAAATGTCTTATGAAATAGATTGTAGAATAAGAGAAGGAGTTGATTTTGATAAGTTATTAGCTTCTTATGACAAGTTAGTTAAAACAGGTGAATTTACTCCGAAGAATGTAAAAAATGCTAGCGACTTTGAATCAATGGGAGAACTATGTCGTTGGCTTGAAAAGAAAGGATTTGTTAATCAATTCTATGATGGAGAAACTAGAGATGTAGTTGATGAGACTATAAAGAATATACAAAGTTGGAATCAGAGACTTTATACTAATGAAAGTGGTATAGGTGATGAAATTAATCAACGTATACAATCTTTAAAGACTGCGGCCGAGCTTGAATCGTATTATGATGTAAATCCTGATGTAGATGACTATGATAACTATGAAAATGAAGGATTTGAGCAGTTATTTAAAGATGAAGAATTTGCAGTAGACCTCAATGAAGGAGGTGATTAATTGCAAGAGAAAAGAAGAAAAGTTATATTATCTCATAAGCAAGAAATGGTAGATAATAATAATGATTTTATTGAACGTGCAGAGCGCGATGGAATAGAATTAGAAAAAGGTGCGGTTATTACCAATGAATATTTAGAAAGAAATCGCACTAACTTAGAAAAATGGATCAATTATTTTACTGCTTATCCAGATATATATTTAGATATTATACGCCCAGCTGATTCTGAATTTTCTTTATTCTTCTATCAAAGAATGACGCTGCGTGCGCTTATGCGATTTAAAGATGTGTTTATAACTGCGCCCCGTGCGTTTTCAAAATCATTTATTACTATCTTAGCTTTCTTTTTACAATGTGTCTTTATTCCAGGTCGAAAGGTTTTTATTTGTGCTAATACTAAACAGCAGGCGGCACAAATTACAAAAGAAAAACTTTATGAAATTTTTGACCATTGGCCACTTTTAAAGAAAGAAGTAATGGGATATGAATTAAAAGATTATCCAGGCAATTATGGAAAGGACTATGTACAGTTAAGATTTAGAAATGGTTCGGTTCTTGACGTTGTACTTGCAGGCGACGCTGCTCGTGGCGGCAGAAGACACGGCGGCATGATTGATGAGATTCGTGATGGTGATGAGGAAGCTATAAACTCTGTAGTTATTCCACTTGTAAACGTCTCTCGTCGTTTACCAAATAATACAGTTAATCCGAAAGAACCAAATCAGCAAATTGTTGCTACTACTTCTGCTGGTAGTAAAACCTCTTTCTCATATGAAAGATTAATTGATACTTTTGAAAATGCTATTATTGATCCAGATCATGCTTTTATGTTTGGATGCGATTGGCGGCTGCCCGCCATGCATGGACTTATTGATAAACAATATATTAATAAATTAAAAATGAGTCCTTCATATAATGCTGAATCTTTTGCTACTGAATATTTGAGTCTATGGCAAGGTTCTAGTGAAGATGCATGGTTTTCTTATGAAAAACTTTCTAAATATAGAAAAATAAAGAATCCAGAAATGCACGCAATTAATAGACCGGAATCTGAACAATTCTACTTAATATCAGTGGACGTGGGCAGAATTTCTGACCAAACCGCTGTCTGTGTACTTAGAGTTAATATTGTGAAAGGAAAATTTTATTCTACTTTAGTTAATTTAATTGTTTTAGGAAGAACTCCTTTAACAAAACCTTTTACTGTTCAGGCTGTTGACTTAAAGAAAATTATCTTAGATTATAACCCAAGAGAGGTTGTAATAGATACTAATGGTTTAGGAGTTGGCTTAGCTGATGAAATGATTAAGCCGCAATATGATGAAATGGGAAATTCACTTCCAGCTTATGGTTTCATTAACGATGATAACTACAAAGCAATTCAACCTAAAGATGCTCCTAAAATTCTTTACGGAATTAAAGCCAATGGACCATTAAATTCTAAAATTCACGGAAATTGTTATTCACGTTTAACAGGCGGCCTAGTTCGTTTTTTAATTAAAGAGCAGGAAGCAAAGAGTGCTTTGCTTGCTACTAAAAAAGGACAAAAAATGACAGTAGAACAACGTGTTATACGTCTAATGCCGCATGAGATGACAACTAAATTATTTGAAGAAATGGCTAATTTACGATTAAAGCGTACTGGCGCGAGCTTGGACATAGTTCTTGAACGAATTAATTCTCGTTTTCCTAAAGATAAATATTCTAGTTTTTCTTATGGACTGTGGAGAATTAAAGAACTTGAAGAAGAATACTATAAGACAAGTCATCGTAGGCGCGCGGGTAATCGACAATTGGTATTCTTCTCAGGAGGAAAATAATGGATGAACAAAAAGATGTATTAGCAACCTTTACTAAAGCAATAAGTGGCATGGTTGCTAAGAACGAATCATCCTATAATTCAACACGTTGGGGAAGGATTACAAGAGAGAGGGTTAGAGATTATAGCTTAGAAGAAATAGAAAGAATTATTGAATCTAGCTCTCTTAATTCACAAATTATTCTTTCTCGTAATTATTTTATGAAAGGTGGGTTTTATCAAAGATTATTACTGCACTATGCTACTTTGTTGAAATATGTAAGTTTATTAATTCCTAATCCAGGTTTTGGTAAAAATCTCTCCGAATCGTATATTTCTAAAAAGTATTATAATGCAGTTAACTTTATTGATAATGCCAAGTTGCCTAAACTTTTTACTCATATAGCAATTAAAACTTTACGTGATGGTTGTTATTATGGGGTGATTCAAGAGGTAACAGATAAATCAATTTCAATATTAGATTTGCCTATCTTTTATTGTCGTTCACGCTTTAAGGATAAAGAAGGTAATGATATAGTTGAATTTAATGTTACGTATTTTGAAACAATAACTGATAAAGATTTTCGTAAGAAAGCTTTGGCGGCCTATCCAAAAGAAGTTGTAAATTGGTATAGACGGTATAAAGCAAGAAAAACTAATGATCCATGGTGTTATATTTCTACTGAAACAGGAATATGCATGTCATTAGTTGATGATAAGCCGATTTTCTTAAATATTATTTCTGCGGAATTAGAATATGATGATGCGAAAGAGATTAATAGAGAAAGAGACTTAGAAGAAATTAGAAAGATTTTAGTTCAACACATTCCGCATTTACCGGATGGTGGTTTATTATTTGAACCAGATGAAGCATTAGAAATGCATAAGGGCGCGGTAGATATGACTAAGAAAAATGAAAATCTTAGTGTACTAACAACCTATGCAGATGTGGATGCAATTGTTTCTAAAACTTCTAATGATAATGCTTTAAATTCGGTCGATAAAGCCCTAGCTAATATTTATGCTACGGCTGGTTCAAGTAGTCAGCTTTTTGGTACAGAATCTAATCTATCATTAAGTACTTCTATTACTAATGATATGGCATTAATGATGATACTGGCGCAAAAGCTAGAAAATTTTATTACTTCGATTATAAATAACAAATTTGGAAATTCTAATGTTACTTTTACATATAAGATTTTGCCAATATCACATTATAATCAAAAAGACTATGTTGAAACTAGTTTAAAGTTGGCAAACTCTGGTTATAGCTTCTTGCTTCCAGCGCTTGCTTTAGATATTTCTCAACGTGAATTAAGTAATATAAAAGATTTAGAAAATAACGTTTTAAAATTAAAAGAAAAACTTCAACCGTTAAGCACTGCTTTTACGGAAACAGGAAATGTAGGACGTCCTGCAAAAGATGCACAGGATAAGAGTGCAAAAACAATCGCTAATGAGGAATCGTTAGATCATGGAGGTTCTAATTAATGGATAAAGAGAAAGACAACTTAACAACTTTTTCTCTTTCTGTTTATGGTGATGTTACTAGTTATAATGAAGTTTTATCGAAAGCAAGATGTAGAATTTTTTATGTAGGCGCGAATCGTAATGGCACTTTTATCACAGAGGAATTTGCTGAAAAATTAGTAGCAACTCTTCCATATGTTCCCGTTAAGGGAATATATGATACTATGAAGGATGATTTTACAGATCATGGAAGAGAAAGATATGAAGGTCGTATTTATGGTATTGTGCCAGAAAATCCAAATTTTGCATGGGAAAAACATCTTGATGTAGATGGGGTAGAAAGAACGTATGCATGTGCAGATGTTTTTCTTTTTACTGGACTTTATAAACAAGAAGCTTTTGATATAATTGACAAATCACAATCTATGGAATTATATGCTGACTCTATTGAAGGAGAGTGGCAATATATTAATGGAAAGAGGTTTTTCGTTTTTACTGAAGGGCGTTTCCTGGGATTACAAGCCTTGGGAGAAGATTATGAACCTTGTTTTGAAGGCGCATCATTCTACACTTTAGTAGATTCTGTAAAAACTTTAATGGATGATTTAGGAAAAACTAATATCTTTCAAAAGCAAGAATTAGGAGGAGAAAAAAACATGAATTTTAAACTTTCTGATAATCAGAAGTATAATATGATTTGGACTCTTTTAAATCCTAACTTTAATGAAGAGAATGGTTATGTTATGGACTACGCCGTTTGTGACGTATATGATAACTATGCTGTAGTTTTCGGATTTAAAGAACAGGCATACGAGAGAGCTTATTATACAAAAAATGATGAGACAGATTCTCTCACCGTTGATAAAATGGAAAGTTGCTATATTATTGATGTCAATGAAGAAGAGAAGCGTGCGCTTGACGTTCTTCATGCAATGAATAGCGATACTTATGAGAAGGTTGATGAGGTCGTAACTGGATTACAGAATAAAGTTGAAGAATTTAACTCCAAAAAAGAAGAGATGGATTCTACAATTGCGACTTTACAACAGGATAAAGAAAAATTAGAGGCTGATCTAGCAACAGCAACAGAGAATTATACAAAATCTTTAGAAGCAATTGAAACTCTTGAAAACGAGGCGGCTGAATTAAATGAATTTAAGGCGGCTACTGAATTAAAAGAAAAAGAAGCTGTTATTGATAAGTATGTTACTTTATTAGATGAAGAACAGCTCGAAAGTTTCAAAGAAAAGATTGATGAGTTTACTAAAGAAGATTTGGATAAGGAACTTGCTTTTGTTCTAGTTCAATCGAAGTCAACAATTTTTACCAACGATAATAGTGGGTTCGTTCCGAAGGATGAAGAAAATCTTACTGGAATTGAAGCTATTTTAGAAAGACAAAAGAATAAGATGAAATAATAAATGGAGGATTTATTATGGCTTTAACAAGATTTGTAATTGACGGTTTTGGTCAATTAGAATTAAATAATGTAGCCTTCCGTAGAGATGGCCGTGTTGAAGCACAGTGCGCACTTGATGCTACTGATTTCGCTTCTGTTCCGGCTGAAAATGGAATGTTACTGGCTGTAGATAGGGTTAATAGAGCAGTTAAATTTTTTGATAGCTCTGATAATACCTATCCAATTGCTCTGAATTATACTACTGAGCATATGTATGATGACAGAGCCAATGCTTTAAAAGATTTCAAGCTTGAAAGAGGTAGCTTCCTTCCAAGACTTGGATATTTAGCTGTTGGCGATTTATTTACTACAAATTGTATTAGTTATGATAAGGGTTCTGGCACTGGTCAATTTGCTGATGATGACGCAGTAGAAACAGCTCTTGGTGCGATTGGTACAACCCCACTGTATGGTGGTGCAAGTGCTAATGGCGCGATCGCTCTTAGTACCTCGGCTCCTGCAAGTGGTCCGGTATTAAAGGTTGTTGAAAAGACTACTATGCCTGATGGAACTCTTGGTGTAAAATTCCAGGTATTAACTGCGTAATTAAGGGGGTATGAAATGACTATTAAAGAAATGAAAGAACTAGCCCTTTACGCGGCTAAGGGCACTGCTCCTACTAATTACTCTGTAGAAAACGTTGATGCAGCTCTTGCAGAAGGTTTAAGAGAATTAGCAGGTTCCGTCAATCAGTTCATGAAGAACAGATATGACATTTATGAAATTATTATCGAGGCTGCTGATGAAGTAGTTCCTCAGAAGGTTATTGATGCTGTTGGTATCTTTGCTGAGGTTAAGCAGGTAGCACAGGGTCAAAAAGCTTTATTTAGAACAAGATTAGGAAGAACAAGAGCTAGGAAGTTCCTTACTCAGGTTGGTCTTTCCGGTGTATACGAGACTTTCAGACTTGATAACGGCACTTTCGAAGTTGGCGCTTATGCAATCGGTGGTGCTTGCACTATTGATTTCGAAAGAATGTTAGATGGCGCTGAGGATATGGGTGAATTGGTTAACTTATTAACTGAAGCTCAGACAGATGCGGTTTATCAGCAAGTTCAGAAAGCTCTTCGCGCGGCCTTTGATAAGACTGGAGTTCG